CTGCCTACGCTGCGCCGCGCTGGTCGGATGTCCGATCCACAAAGTACCCCCCCACCCCTCGTTGTGATGGGCCGTGCTGCGCCCCTGTCTATCCTGCGGAACACCATCCCCCGGTACGCGCTGTGCTCCATGCCGAGCTGCTCGTGAGCGAGTGCGTGGTTCACCGTCACACCGTGGATACGACGGCGCCCACTACCAGGCCCGTGCCCGCCTCGCCTCCATGCTGCCAGCGCCATGTGGCTACTGCGGACGCACGCTCACCAGTGGTGATAGTTGGGTAGCCGCCCACGTCGTGGATGGGGACGCGAGTGCAGGGTGGACAGCAGCGTGCCGCTCATGCAACGAGCGAGCCAAGCGTAGATAAGTGAAGCGTCGCTTGAGTGTGTAGGGGGGCGGTCGCGCGTCGTGAACCGCGGCGGCGCTTGGTACCCGCGCCTAGCCGGTGATACACCTATAACGCGCTACCGCCTCTGACCCGGTTTCGGGACCGGCGTGAACGGACGCGAGTTGAACGGCCGTGCGGCGAGCTCGCGCTTGAGCCTTGCCACCTCAGCCTCCAGTTCGTCGATCCGTTGATGGGTGGCCCGAAGCTCTGGTACGACCAGCTCGCGGTCTCCGTAGAGCCTCGCGATGCTTCCGAGCATGTCGCCTTCTCGCTGCCGCTGCTTGGCCCGGTAGTCGCGCATGTAGGCCGCTCGGTCCCTGCTCATGGTTACGCCTCTGGTTACGGTTACGCGCCAGTGTAACCACTTTGGTTACGGGTGGTTACATGCCGTCCAACCCGCGCGGCAATGCCGCCAAGCGCATCGCCGACGCCACGCCGGGGCCGTGGAAGAAGTGGACCGGCCTCAGCCGCCACGGACGTGCCATCCGGTTCATCGAGACCTACTGCCGGACCCCCAAGGGCGCCGGCCACGGCAAGCCGATGGTGTTGGCCGACTTCCAGAAGGAGTTCCTCGAAGAGGCGCTGGCCGACGGGATCGACGTGGCGGTGCTCGAGACCCCACGCGGCAACGGCAAGAGCTCGGGCGGCGGCGCTCTGGCGGTCTGGGCGGTGTTCGACGACGACGAGACCGGCTCGCCGCAGGTGCCGATCGTGGCCACGACCATCGGTCAGGCCATCCGCTCCTGCTACGGCGTCGCGGTGTCGATGATCAAGAGCGAACCCGAGCTGCTGCGTCGCTCGCTGATCTACACCGGCATCGCCACCCCGCGGATCGTCGTCCCGTTCAACGAGGGCGAACTGTTCCCGGTGTCCAACGACCCCGATGGGCTCCAGGGGCTTGACCCAAGCCTGTCGATCGTCGACGAGATCGGGTTCCAGCCTCTCAACTCGTGGGAATCGCTCCGCCTGGCGGCAGGAAAGCGCGAGCGGAGCGTCACGATCGGGGTCGGAACGCCCGGCTTGGACCGGACCAATGCCCTGTACCACGTCCGGACCCTCGTCCGGGAGTCCGGATCGCTGCCCGGAGTCGTGTTCCACGAGTACGCGGCACCCAGCGACGCCGCGATCGACGACCATGCGGCCTGGAAACAGGCCAATCCGGCTATCGGAGCCGGATTCCTGCGCGAATCGGCTCTCGAAACGGACCTCGGCATCACTCCGGAGGGCCACTTCCGCGTTTTCCGGCTCGGCCAGTGGGTCGATGGGGTCGATTCGTGGCTCGGACCCAACGGACGGGCCATCTGGGACGGTTTGGTCGACCCGTACGACTTCGTAGCCGGCGCTCCGACGTTTGTCGGGGTCGATGTCGGACTGAAACGCGATTCGACCGCCGTGGTGGCCGTCCAGCGCGATCCCGAGGGCCTGCTGCGGGTCCAATGTCGGCTGTGGGTCCCCACCGCGGACGAGCCGGTCGACGTGACCGACGTGATGGAGCACATCCGCGAGCTCGGACGCGCCTACGACGTCGTCGCGGTGTCCTACGACCCGCGATTCTTCGATGTGCCGGCCAAGATGCTGTCCGATGAGGGCCTGAACCTCCTCGAGATCCCCCAGTCGGTCGAACGGATGACCACGATCTGCGGGGGCCTGCTCGAACTCATCAAGCGCGCCGAGATCCGCCATGACGGGGACGAGGCACTGACGATGCACATCCTCAATGCCATCCCGCGGTTCAACGAGCACGGGTTCACCCTCCAGAAGTCCCGCTCGCGGGGTCGCATCGACGGCGCGATCGCGCTCGCCCTGGCGGTGGACCGCGCTCAACACACTGAACCGGCGCCGGTCGCGATGTTCGACTGGGGCTAAGGAGTCGTATGGGCCTCACCGATCGACTCCGCTCCGTGTTCTCCGAGCGGGCCGAGCCGCAGATCAGCCTCCAGCAGTACATCGGGATGCTGAACTACGGCGGCAACGTCTACCCGATGGCTGGGCTCAACCAGTCCCTGCCGGGTCAGAAGCAGGAGGACATCGAGCACTCGTACGAGGGCTACGTCACCCAGGCGTTGCGCTCGAACTCGGTCATCTTCGCCTGCTTCCTCGTCCGGATGCAGCTCTTTTCTGAGGCCCGCTTCCAGTTCCAGCAGATGCGCGGCGGACGCCCCGGCGACCTGTTCGGGTCAGCGGACCTCGACATCCTCGAACACCCCTGGCCCGGCGGCACGACCGGCGACCTTCTGAGTCGGGCGCTGCTCCATGCCGACTTCGGCGGCAATGCCTTCATCGTCCGGTCGGGTTCGGGCTTGCGCCTGTCCCGTCCGGACTGGTGGAGCATCGTGCTCGGCTCCGAGAACGACCCGCAGGTGTCCTCGATCGACATCGACGCGACCGTGCTCGGCTATATCTACCACCCCGGCGGCCCGCGCTCGCAGGAGAAGGCGGTCCCGTTCCTGCGCGAGGAGGTCGCCCACTTCGCGCCCATCCCGGACCCGCTGGCGCGCTATCGCGGGATGAGCTGGCTGACCCCGCTGGTCCGCGAGATCCAGGCCGACTCCGCGGCGACCAGCCACAAGCTGCGCTTCTTCGAGAACGGCGCGACGCCCAACCTCGTGGTCAAGACGGCGCCGGGCCTGACACCGGACAAGTTCGCCGAGTGGGTCCGCCTGTTCAAGGAAAAGGAGCCGGCCGGCTACCAGGCGTACAAGACGCTCTACCTCGATGGGGCCTCGGACGCCACGGTCATCGGGGCGAACCTGCGCCAGATGGACTTCAAGGTGACCCAGGGCGCCGGCGAGACCCGGATTGCTGCGGCCGCCGGAGTCCCGCCGGTCATCGTGGGCTTGAGCGAAGGGCTCCAGGCCGCCACCTACTCCAACTACAGCCAGGCCCGCCGACGGTTTGCCGACGGGACGATGCGCCCGCTGTGGCGGAACATGGCCGGCTCGCTCGAGACGATCATCCCCGCCCGCAAGGGCAGCCGGCTGTGGTACGACGATCGGGACATTCAGTTCCTGGCCGAGGACCAGAAGGATCTCGCCGAGGTCCAGCAGTTCCAGGCGGCCTCGATCCGCTCGCTCATCGACGGCGGGTTCAAGGCCGATGCGGTGGTCGAAGCCGTGATGGCCAACGACCTGTCCCGCCTGACCGGCGCCCATACCGGGCTGTTCAGCGTCCAGCTCCAGGCTCCCGGTTCGACCAAGATGCCGGCCGGCGAGGTCCCCGGCGAGACCCCGGTCGGTCCTGGGTCCAAGCCCGAGACCATCCCGCCGGGCGATACGAGCACCAAGCCGCTCGCCAGCGGCTCCTCCAAGAACGGCACCCCAGCCGCACCGAAACGCGCCCTTCTCGCGCCGCTCCTCAAGGAGTAATCCATGACGTCCATCATCGACGTGATCGACAGCGCCGACGGCTCCACCGGAGCCATCGTCGTGACGGACGACCCAGAAGCCTACCGCGCGCGCGTGGCAGCCAATCGCCCGCCACGCGACTCGCTCGTCCGGGCGATCTTCCCCGGCGTCGAGATGCGCGCCTCCGCCGATGGCGGGATGCCGACGATGACCGGCCACTTCTCGGTGTTCAACGAGTGGACCCGGATCGACTCGGCGTTCGAGGGTCGGTTCATGGAACGGGTCGCGCCGGGAGCGTTCACCAAGACGTTCAAGGAGAACCGCGACGGCATCCGGGTCCTGCTCAACCACGGCAAGGACCCCCATGTCGGGGACAAGCCGCTGGGCTCGATCACGTCGCTGTCCGAGGACGCCCGTGGTGCGGCGTACGAGGTAAAACTCCTCGACACCAGCTACAACCGCGACATCATCCCTGGCCTCGAAGCTGGGCTGTATGGCGCGTCGTTCCGGTTCCGGGTGACCAAGGAGGACTTCAACTCGAAGCCATCGCGGAGCGCATCGAACCCTGACGCCATCCCGGAGCGGACCGTCCGCGAGGCCCATGTCATGGAGTTCGGCCCGGTCACCTTCCCGGCCTACGCCGGAGCGACCGCGGGCGTCCGCTCGCTGACCGACGACTACATCTTCGACCGTCTGACCCGCGACCCGCAGCGTCTCAGTGACCTCATCGAATCGGCCGGGCAGCGCAGCCTCGCCGACCTCGCCGGTCACCTGCTGGCGGACAAGGGCGCCCTCCAGACGGCCATCGACAAGCTCACCAACGGCGACATGCTCCTGCCCCGCGAGGCGGAACTGCTCATGGCTGCCGTCACCCATCTCGGGCCGATGCCCGCGGACGACATGAACGCACTCCCGAACATCGGAGCCGAGCGTGCTCACTCCGAAGATGGGGAGCCGCCACCTCCGCCGGATGAACCGGCTCCATCGCCTGATCCAGACCCGCCACAAGGCGGGTCTTCTGTTTCCCGAAAGGAAGCTCCCGTGACCGACATCATCCACGCGGCGGACCGGCCGTCGCGCATCGTCGAGGTCCGCGCGGCCCTCGACGCCATCGCCCATGAGAACGACGGCCGTCTCCCCGACGACGTCCAGGTCCGTTGGGACGACCTCAACGTCGAGCTCGACGGCCTGACCGCAGACGAGGCGGCCTATCAGGCTCGTCTCGAACGCGTCGCGGGCTTCGGCGGCATCCCGGCCAAGGTCGAAGTGGCCGACCGCCACGTCCCGACGGTCATCCGCAAGACCGACCAGCGCGTCAACGACATCTACAACTGGGCCGAGATCCGCAACGCCAGTCGGAGCCCCGAGGACGAGGCCCAGCTCTTCCGTGACAGCGCGATGCGCGCCGTCGAAGCCGCCTCGTTCCCGCAGATGGACAAGGCCACCGGCCAGGGCCGGGTGTCGGATCTGCTCGACAACGTCGACTCGACCGACAAGTACATCGCCAAGCGGATCCTGCTGACCGGCAAGCCGGCCTACCGGCGCGCCCAGAACAAGACCCTCCGCGGTCAGTTCCTCAACGTCGAAGAGATGCAGGCCTACTCGGACTTCCAGGAGTTCGAGCGGACGATGAACATGACCACGGGCTCGCTCGGCGGCTTTGGGATCACGTTCGACCTCGACCCGACGATGGTCCAGACCTCGACCGGGGCGATCGTCCCCTACCGCCGCGCGGCCCGCGTCGTCAACGTGACGACCAACGAGTGGCGTGGGGTCACCTCGGGCGGCGTTGTCGCCAGCTATGCCGCTGAGTCGGCCGCTGCGACCGACAACTCACCGACCCTGGCCCAGCCAGCGGCGCTGGTCCAGAAGGCGCACGCCTTCGTCCCGTTCACGATGGAGATCCAGGGCGACTATCCGGGACTCGAGGCCGAGTTGGCCCGTGAGATCCAGGACGCCAAGGATGTCCTCGAGGCGGTCCAGTTCACCACCGGCGCCGGGACCACGGTCTTCCCCCAGGGGATCGTCACCGGCGCGACGGTCGCGTTCACCACGGCGACCACGCTGGTCCTCGCGGCGGCCGACCTGTACGGCACCGAGTTCACCCTCGCCCCGCGGTTCCGCACGAACGCCCGCTGGTTCGCAAACCGGGCTTTCTACAACCGCATCCGGGCGATCGACACGGCTGGCGGCGCCCAGCTCTTCACCCAGAACCTGACGGTCGGGATCGACACCAACCGTGAGGGCAACACCGGTCTGCGCCTGCTCGGCTACCCGGCCGAGGAGTGCTCGGGCTTCTCCACCTCGATCGCGTCCACGACCAAGATGGCCGTCTTCGGAGACGCCAGCTACTTCGTGATCGTCGACCGGGTCGGCCTGAACCTCGAACTCGTCCCGATCCTGTTCGGCGGCGCGCAGGGGAACTTGCCGACCGGACAGCGCGGGCTGTATGCGTGGTGGAGGAACACCTCCAAGGTGCTGTCCGCCGCCGCGTTCCTGACCGTGACAGGCCTCTAGATCACCCAACGCAGAAGGCCCGCCCTCACCCGGCGGGCCTTCTGATTCCTTGGAGGACCGCATGGCCGACCTCTACATCTGCACCGAGACCTTCACCGGCGAGACCCCGACCGGAGCCGTCACGTTCTTCGAAGGCGTCTCGACCCTCGATGGGTCCAAGGACGCCGCCCTGCTCAAGGGCTGGGCCAAGTACTTCAAGCCGCTTGAGAAGTTCGGCCTATCCACCAAGGACCTCAAACCGGAGGCCAGCAAATGACCCGACACCAGACCGTCCAACCGAACCAGTCGGTCGGCGATCTCTTCCCCCGACCGGCGCCTCCGGCCATCTCCGGCGCGCCGACGTCCATTCCGGTCCCGCCGCGGGACCCGCGTCTCAACGACCTCGCCACGGGTGGGGGCGGTGGGAACCTCGGACCCGCCGGTGCGGCCATCAACCCGGCTCGACTGCCCGAAGGCGGCGGCCCAGCAGTGACGGATGAATCCGATGCCAGCTAAGACCACCCAGTTCCTCGTCTGTCGCGAGTCGTTCGTCGGCTTCTACGACGGCGACGGCCTGCGTCAGTTCATCGGCCGCAAGGGCATCACGATCATCGAAGCCGACTCGGACGAGGCCCGCACCTGGGCCAAGTACTTCGAGCCGGCCAAGGCCACCCGACCCTTTGGTGTCGAGCAGGCCACGGCCGCGCCCGGCGAACTGCGGAGCGCGTAATGGCCGCCTTCACCCCGACCGTTCTCGCCATCGCGCAGGGTGGCAACTTCACCTCTGCGCCGGGTGTCCGGAGCTCGACGGCCTCGGCCCAGAGTGCCGGCGCCGTGGTCATCGCATCAGTCGCGGGAACCACGGTCACGGTCAACATCCAGGGCAGCGCCGATGGGGTCAACTACTTCAACATCGGCTACGCCCTCGTGGCCACCCCGACGACCTACGTCCAGTCGGCGCTGACCATCACCACGACGACCACGACGACCTACCTGCTCCAGAACTACGGCTACCAGTTCGTCCAGATCGTCGCGTCGGCCAACACCGGCATGACCCTCAGCGCGACTGCGTATTTGTAGATGAGCAAGCTCATCCCGTATATCGAGACCGTCGAGGACGCCCGTCTGCGGCCCGGCGTGTTCCCGGTGTCGGGACCCCGCCCGATCGTCCAGCGCACCCCCGACAGCCTGAACGAGCGGATCTACTGCGTGTCGTGCCACCACCCCGGCGCCTACGTGACGATCGGGATCACGAACGTCATCTACCTCTGCGACCAGGGCTCGGCCTGCGGTTGCAACTGCTCCGCGAAGGGCGAACTCGCCCTCCCAAGGCTAGACCTCTAGGCGCGGCGCTTATGGCCTCGATTGCACTTCATACATGCGAGCCTGACGTTCTCGTAGGAGTGTTCACCGCCCGCCGCGAGCGGGATCACGTGGTCAATGTCGTACCTATCCGGCGGGACGTCCTCGCCGCACATCCAGCAGATGCCATCGGCTAGTTCGTAGACCGCGAGCGGCACGATGGCCTCCACCCACACGGCTCGTTCCGCGGCACGCCAACGGATCCCACATTGGCGATAGATCGCCTGGAGCTCAGCGTTCTTACCGGGATGGCGCTCGCGCCATTGTCGCGAGTACTGGCGAGTCATTTCGCGCACTCGCTCAGGGTGTCGTTCGCGATAGCGACGCTTCGTTTCGGCGTTCGTTAGCGACGGCTTCGACCCGCGTTTGGTCCTCTGTGCTTCCAGCAGCAGACGCGCTTCGCGTTTGGCTGCTCGGTCCGCGATTCGGTCACGGTTCTTTTCTTGATAGGCGGCGTGCATCTTCGCAAGGATCTCCTCGCGATGCCGTTCGTAGTAACGCCGCGCTGTTTCCGGGTTGTAGGCCATGAGGCCATTGTACCAAAAGTAAGGCAGGTGAAGACCCTTTGCCGTATTACTATTCCAGCTCGCACCTCACCACGACCAACGCGACGCCGAACACCGAGACCGACACC